TCCAATTTTCGCAGATGTACGGGAGGACGATTTCATTATAGATTTTGAAAGTATCAAAAAAAGAATAGATGAAGACCCAGATATTTCAGGTATTGTAATAGTAAACCTGTACGGGCTCCATAAGAGATCATATATTGAAGAGATAGTAGCATACGCCAAAGAGAACGGTAAGTTTGTTATAGAGGACAATGCTCAGTGTTTATACAGGGGTATGTCTGTCATTGGAGATGTGGCGATTTTTTCTTTAGAGAGCTCGAAGCTCTTGAATTGCGGCGAGGGAGGGGTGGTCTGTACTGATGATCCGTTTGTTGCAGAATTTGCTAGAAAGTTTGGGAATCACGGTTTTAAAAATTCAACAGCAGAAGACGGCAGGACAAGATTTAACGATGACGAATTTCAGTCTCCAGACTATTTCAGACATACGGAAGTCGGTTATAATTATAGATTGTCCGAATTTCTTTCTGCGATAGCCCTTGGACAGCTCGAATCGATAGAGGAATTGCTTGACGCTAGAAGTCTGTCATCTTATTCTTTTTCTGCTGAAGTAAAAAATGCAGATTTCTTAACGAGCCAGGCAGTTGATTTTCTCAATCCTCATTCTTGTTGGATTTTTGGGTGTTTGTTTGATGAAGATAAGGCTGGTATGTCTTGGCATGATTTTCGCAAGCTGTATATAAAAAACGGTGGGGATGGTTTTTACGGAGCATGGAAGCCGATATTTTTAGAGCCAGCGATTACAAATAAAAGTTACATGAGTTTTGTTGATAAAGATATCGTAGGAAAATATAATTGGGAAAAGCTTTGTCCTGTCGCAATAGAATTACAAAAAAAACTTATTCAATTTAAAACAAATTATAGAAATAGAGAACTTTGCACTGTAAAAGCAGACGCGCTTATGAAAACAATAAAAGAAGTAAAGCTTCTTAGGGACGGAAAATAATGATAGACATAAATTTTTATCAAAAAATAGCCCACCTCAAAGAAAGACTTGTTCTTGGAGAGAAAATCAGCAAGAGCTGTCTCTTTGATATTCTCGAAACCGCTAGATCTGAACACCCAGTTGTTTATAATATAGAGCCGACGAACCGATGTCCAATGAAATGCGAAATGTGCCCCAGAACAACCATGATGACGAGAGAGTTGGTAGATCTTGACGTTGGAACGATTAGAAAAGTTATGGAACAATTAAGACCTTGGACTGAAAAAGAGTGGTCTGATTGGGGAGATTTTGCGACGAGATATTATGGGATTAAAGAAGACGAAATGAGCGAGAATCATTTTTTCTTATATATTATTCCAAAAGTAATACAATTTCATTCATATGGAGAAATCTTAATAGACAAATTCGCGCCAGATAAAATAAAGTGTGCCACAGACAATAATATGTTATCATATTTTAGTAGTAATCCGGCCCTAATAAATAATAGAACTATAGATATTTTTGAAGAGGGTCTTGATTATATAAAATTTTCTATTGAATCCGTTAACGATAAAACACATAAGAAGATTAGAGGGAGTGCTTCCGATTTTACAAAATCATATAAAAAGATAATGAAATTGATAAATGAAAAGGATAAAAGAGGACTGAACACAACAATTGTTATTACAATGTTAGACCTCAAAAGAGAAGGTCAGATCGAAGACTTTGAGAAGCTTAAAGAAAAATTTTCTGGTACAGATGTCTATATTTATTTAAAGAGCCAGGATCAGCAGTGGTATCAAAATAAAAATGAGGGTACGAAATCGATTCACTGGACCGAATTTTGTCAATTCCCTTGGTCGTCTATGACTATAAAATCCAATGGCGAGTCTTGTCAGTGTGTAGAGGATTTTAATAATGAAATTGTTTTAGGAGATGTAAGAAAAGAGTCTTTATATGACATCTGGAATGGGCAAAAATATAAAGCGTTCAGACTCTGGCATTTCAATATGAAGAAAAAAATTAAATGTACGAGTCAGTGTGATATGAAACTAATTGGAGAATACTGTGCAAAATAATTCAAAGTTTGATTTTAACAATATAAAGACACCATATTTCATAGCTGAAGTGGGCGTGAACAATTGTGGTGATCTGCAAAAGACAAAGAAATTAATAGACGCTGCTTATTCTTGTGGTTGGGATTGTGTAAAGTTTCAAAAGAGAACTCCAGATCTCTGTGTTCCAGAAGATCAAAAACAGAAGCCAAAAGATACCCCTTGGGGTATCATGCCGTATATAGATTATAGAAAAATAACCGAATTTGACAAGCTTGAATATGATTATATAGATAAATACTGTAGGGAAAAGCCGATAGATTGGACTGTATCTGTGTGGGATCTCCCAAGTTTACATTTCATACTGCAATATGAAGTCCCTTTCATAAAGATACCGTCCGCACACCTTCATAATATAGAGTTGCTTACAGAGGCGGCGAGGTCTGGGATACATCTTATTCTTTCAACTGGAATGAGCTCTATTGAAGAAATTGAGGTTGCTGTTTCCGTAATGGAAAAAGAATCTTGCAGTTTCTCTTTATTGCAGTGTAATTCTGCATATCCAGCGATGAACTCGGAATTAGATATTCGGTTTATCCCTAAAATGAAAGAGTTATTTTCTTCTTCAAGTTTTTTTGGCTATAGCGGACATGACGTTGGGATCGATGGATCTTTGGTTTCAATAACGCTAGGCGCTGATATTATAGAAAAGCACATTACTCTCGATAAAGAATCATGGGGGTCAGACCAAAGCAATTCTCTTGAGATTTCAGAGATGGATTTATTGATTAGGAAGTCAGAAAATATTATCGCTGGACTCGGAGCTGAAGAAAAGGTTTTGTATAAGTCTGGCGAAAAAGACAGAAATAGGTTGAGGGGGAAGAAGTGATGGAAGATAGCGAAAAAAGACAATATGATAAGTTTTTAGTTGATTCTTTTTTGTCAATAATAGAGAATTTTAAAATAACAACCTACATTGAAACAGGTTTTCGTGATGCATATATACTAAAAAAAATAAGCGAGAAATATCCAAGTGTTGAGTTGTACGGAGCAGAAGTTGATGCTAATTATTTCAATTCTTCTATAAAATTTCTTAATGCCGATAAGAATAAAAACGTAAAACTTTCAAATTGCCCGTCGGTAGATATGATTGACGATATTGAAGAGTTAAATGGAGCAGGATTATTTTTTCTTGATGCTAACTGCGGGAATAAAAGCGGAAGCTTAATTTTGGATGACGAACTTTTAGTTATACAGAATAGAGGCTTCAAACAATTTGTTTTATGCATACACGATTTTAAGTCAGAAAATTTGAATTTGAAATATAATGGAGTTAGCGATATAAAGTACATTTCAGAGTTTTTGTCTAATTCTGATGTCAGAGATATAAGGTACAATCAGAGATCCGAATATGGGCTTGCAAATGTAGGTGTTGGTGCTGTATTTATTTTTGTTGGAATTGACAATCATATAAATTTTCAGCCATTTTGAGGGAAATATGAGTAAAAAATTATTAATTGTTCAAACATTGTCTTCTAAGCTTTCAGACTCTTTTGTATTTTCAACGTCTTTTGAAACTATATATAAGAACGTTGGATTAGATATATCTGAGTTTATTCACTTGATTTACTTAGACGAGAATAATGTTTTAGGTGATGTTTCTTTTTTAGCAAAACAAATTGAATCTTCTAACGAAAATGTCGTTTTGAAGGATAGTATTGGATCTTGGGCTAAAGATATAAATGATGCGATAGATTTTGCTCAGGGTGAATTCGAATACATCGCTATATTTCATGACGATGTTTTTATTCGTTGCGATAGTTGGTTTAATATTATAGAGAAAAATGTTAAAAATATTGATAATGTAGGAGTAATAACATCAACGTGTACAACATATAAGAAAACAAGATCTCCAATAACACCTTGTAGAGATGGTTTTTATAAAGATGTTTTGGATGGAGCTTGGAATAAGGGTGTTGCTTTTCAGTTTCATAATCTTCCTGATAACTGGGGAAGGGAAAAGATTTACAGTGAATGGACAGAGAGCGAGGAAGCACTACTTGATTATCCAAGCGGACCTGTCAAGATATTTTCATCATGGTCTGCTGTTATGGTATTGAAAACAGAGAATGCGTCCAATATCTCGAAAATTGAAGATTGGACACCCTGGACGCTTCTCAACGAACTAGATTACAATATAGAAGCAATGAAGTCTGGATATTATAATTGTTGGATACCTGAATTTTTAACAGAGCATCATAGGTCAAATTATATAAATCCTAGCACAAGGTCTGCTGCGATGATAAGAGAATATAGAGATATTGCCCATAGTTCTTTTTTGAAAAAATGGGGTTTTTGCCACGATCCGGCGAGAGAGAATATAGAGTCTGTTAAAAAGGAACTTTCTGGATCTATTATGAGTGAGTTTGTAGATACGTTTAATAGTTACGACTGGAGGTATTTTAATGTCTAAGCAGAAACTTTCTGTAATTGTAAGTGGAAGAAATGATGACTATATTTCTGATAACTCAAATAGAATTAAAAGTTTTTTTGGTAGTGTGAGATCGTCTTTCTCTAATTTTGATCTTGAAATTATATTTGTAGAATATAATAATCTAAAAGATAGGAAGCATTTACATGAAGAGATTGACACTGAAGGTATTAGATGGATAATTGTCCCAAATGAATTTCATAAAACGATAACAGATAAATCAGAATTTGGTGTTATGGAGTATGTTGCCAAAAATATTGGAGTTGCAAGAGCAAATAGTGATTTTTTAGTAATAGGTAATCCAGATATTATTTTTTGTAATAGCTTCCCATTAAAGAGCATAGATAAGAAAAAGATATATTTTGGATCAAAACTCCATATAACAAAAGAGGGAGTTGTGAGGTGTAAAAAGCCTGCGTCTGCAATGGGTGCAACTGGAGATTTTATGTTGGTGGATAAGAAGTCTGCGTTTTCCGTGAATGGATTCAGGATTGGAGAAATAAGTGGGTGTTCCGATACGATGTTTGCAGTTGATATTATTGAAAAAGGATCTACCTCGATTCCTCTTTGGAATTTTGAAATTTGGCACGTAGACCATCATGATGATAGCGATTACGCAAAAGAGTCAAGGAGTAAGAGGGATGAACCAAGAGCGAATAAAGAAAATTTAAAACTTAAAAAAAATAATGAGAATTGGGGATATACAAATATCAAATTTGACGAAGTGAATAGTTAGGAGATCACAGAATGGGAACAAGAGAGTGGGACAACCCGTATAATCCATTTAACTCGCAGAAAATTTTGGCGCATGGCGATAGGATGGAAGCAATAGTGAACGAGATGTATTTACCGCCAATTGTATTGAATTTGGACGTTACAGGCCGATGTCAGTATAGATGCAATCATTGTCATCATAGACGGAAACAAATAGGAGATAGATCGTTGCCAGATTTATCAGATAGGCTACTTGAGACTCTTCCTTATTTTTTACAGCATTGGGATGTGAACGGTCAAAAGATAAAGGCTATTTGTTGTGTTGGCAGTAAGGGAGATGCGCTTCTTTATCCGAGGTTGCATGAATTACTTCGGTCTGTTTTCTTTTCTGGTGTAGAAATGGGGCTCGTGACAAACGGATATGCTTTTAGCGATTTGATGATTGAATACTCAACGTTTTATACAAAATTTATTGGAATATCTATGGACGCAGGAACGAAGGAATCTTATTTAAAATGCAAAAACGCACCAAGAGACGCTTGGGAAAAAGTTCTTGGGAATATCGAAAAATTAGTTAAATCTGTAGATAAAAATAAGATAAGGAAAGACATAGGTTTTAAGTTTTTGATTTTGCCAGATACATACAAGACTCTTTATGAAGCATGTCGTATAGCAAAAGATCTTGGAACTTCATACGTTCAGATCAGACCAGCCGATTTACCGGCAGATGAAAGAGCTCAAATAAATATCTTTGAAGTTAATAGTCAAATAATGAGGGCGATGGATGATTTTAACGAAGAAGGCGTTTTTGAGATTGTTGGAGTAAGGCATAAGTTTACAGATGATTTTAAAAAGGTTCTTCCAAAGTACTGCCATTTAACACCGCTGACTGTAACGATGACATCTGATGGAAAATGTTGGCCGTGTGTAGACAGAAGATACGACGAGAAAACATTATTGTGTGATTGTGGAACTGATGGGTGGATGGCGCTAAAAGAAGCCTGGGGGTCGTCCAAACATGTTAATATCGTAAGAAATATATTGAATTGTGATGGAAAAGGACCACAATGCAATATCCGATGTAGTAATTATGGATATGATAAGTTTTTTAATAACTTTTTTGTTAATGACAATGTTGATAGAAACCTAATTTAACAAGGAAATCTTATGCGAAATTTAATTATTGGCGGTGGAGAAGTAGGTAAGGCTGTATATAATATTATTAAAAAAGCCGAACCCGACACATTCATTAAAGACATAGAGCCACTTAGTATAGACAATATTTTTATTCTACATATTTGTATTCCATATTCTGATAATTTTGTTTCTATTGTAAATAAATATATAGAACAATATCAGCCAGAATACACAATAATTCATTCTACCGTTAAAATTGGAACTTCCGATCTATGTAATGCGTATTATTCTCCGATTCGCGGAGTTCATCCAAATTTAGAGGATGGGATTAGAACTTTTGTAAAATATTTGGCGCCGATAAACGAAGAATTGAGGGTCTACCTTGTTGGATTAGGATTAAATGCGAGATGTGTTGAGAAGAGAAAGACGTTAGAATTTTCGAAGCTCATGTCTACAACCAGATACGGCATGGAGATTGCATTTGAAAAAATGATGAAGGAAGAATGCGACAAATTAGAGATTGATTATGATATTGCTTACAGAGACTGGACAGAGACTTATAATTACGGATATAAGAAACTCGGAATGGAGAATGTCGTAAGACCAATTCTTAATCATGTTGATGGTCCAATTGGGGGTCATTGCGTACAGAGCAATGCTGCAATATTATTTGAAGATAACATAATGAAGGACTTATGCAGACTTATTCTATCGAGAGGTCAGGCTCTACCAAGTGACGACGAGAGACTCAAAAGCAAAATTTGGCTTTTCTGTCAATTTCATGGACTTAAAAGGGGTGTCGATATAATTGCTGGCGAATTTGGATTTAAGCCAAGTGATGTAATAGAAGCTTTGTTTAATTCTAATATAATAAAAGATCGGAGAAGATAAAATGATAGATGTTGTTTGGTCTGGAAGCGCAAAAGATTGTTCTGGGTACGGGTCTTGCACAAGATCCTATTTAAGCAATCTATCCAAATATCATAGTGAAGAGATAAATGTTAGGTTAATTCCGAGAAATTTCTTTAATGGAAAACTTGTTTCTTTATCCAAGGAATTCCCAGAAGTCAGAGAAATGATAGTTTCCGACAATGAGAAATCAGATTGCTTTGTCCAAAATTTAACTCCGAATATTTTTGTTTACGATAAAAGTATTCCATATCATATTGGAATGACCACATTCGAAACAGATGGTTTGCCGAATGATTGGGTTATGAAAATGCAAGCGATGGATGAGATTTGGACATATACAAGATTTGGACAGAGTGCGTTTAGGAGTGCCGGAATTAATAGACCGATAACTGTGATTCCTCATGGAGTCGATACTGACAAATTCTCTCCTATGAATGCAGGATTCGAAAAGTTTAAGAAACATTTTAAAGACACGTATGTTTTTGGCGCCAATTTCGACTGGACGGACAGAAAGAATCCAGAATTATTATTAAAAGCATACTGGAAAGCTTTTGATGGCAGAAAAGATGTTGTTCTTTTATTAAAATCATATTTTCAGCATCCAGTCAGTGAATCTTTAAAATATATGGTTGACAGAATAGAGGAATGCAAGGAAAGTGTCGATGTTAAAGATTTTCCAAAGGTTTATCTTATTTCTAATATTATTCCAGACTCACAGATACCAGAATTTTACGCGACGTTAGATGCCTATGTTTCATGTTCTTCCGGCGAAGGTTGGTCTTTGACAGCATCTGAGGCGATGGCTACCGGATTGCCGACTATATCGACTGGGTGGTCTGGAAACACAGAGTTTATGAATACGTCAAACAGCCTACTGCTCGACTACAAGATAGTGCCGGTTCCAGCTTCGTTTTATTCAAGACATCCATCCTATGCTGGTCAAAATTGGGCTGATCCATCTGAGGATGATTTGATCGATAAGATGAAATATCTTTACAGTAATAGAGAAAAAGGGATAGATCTTGGGATCGTTGCCAGGTTAGATATGGTAAACAATTGGACTTGGAAGGACGCTGTTAAAAAAATGAACAATAGGTTAAATTATCTATTTGGAGGGAGCCAATATTGAATCTTGAGAATAAGTTCAAAAAAACAAAAAGAGAATTATTCAATAAGGAATATTTCACGAATAGAGATATCTCTTATTATAACGAAGAAGGTCTAACGCTCGACAACTATAGGAAATCATATTCCTGTTTAATCAGCGTTATGAAAGAGATAGAAAAACTTTATTCAAGAGTTGGTCTTTTTAAAGGTGGCATAAAAGCTTTAGATCTTGGATGCGGATTCGGATATCTCGTTAAGATGTTAAACGATTCAGGTGTAAATACAAAAGGCGTTGATATATCAGATTACGCGATTGAGAATGTGTGTGCTCCAGATATTAAAAGTAAGGTTGTTTGCGGAGATATTTTAAATCTACCAGAATATTTTGAAGAAGATGAATTTAATGTTGTTTTTGCTTCTGCAATTCTTGAATATTATTCAGAGGAAGAAATTTATAGAATAATGGAAGGTCTTAGTCGTGTAACAATGGATGCGTCAAGATTAGTTGTTCTTTCTTTTACGAATGGAGGAGGATTAAGTGTCAACGACGAAGCATACAATGACAAATATAGAATGACAAAAATATCCCCCGTAGAATGGTGTAAGATTCTGACTTATGCAGATGAAGTAAGTCTTGAAAAAATAAATATGCTATCTTCGTTGGGAGAGATAACAGTCTTCCAGTGTAGTATTCATGGGTTAATAGAGAATAACGAAAATAACAACATAAAAGCAATAGGAGTGTGACGTGGATAAAAGAAAATCAATAGAGATCATAGTTGATACAAGAGAAAGTCGTCCCGTTGATTTTTCTATGCTAAAGTTTGTCGATGGGACAATAAGAAAGAAAATGGAGTTCGCGGACTACACAACAGAGAAATTAAAAAACCTTGTTGTAATAGAAAGAAAAACGAAAACGGATTTATTTGGGACTCTTGGCAGAAACAGGAAAAGATTTTTGGCGGAATTAGATAGGGCTTATGAAGCAGGAGTTAAATTTTTCTATATCGTTATAGAGGAAGAGTTAAGCGAAATTTATGTCGGGAATTTTATTCGTAAGGGTGGGAAGACGATAATGACAATGCCCTATGGCGCAAATATTATCGCTCAACTATTAAGTTTCAGTATGAAGCATAAGCTGAATGTCATTCCTATTTTTGCTGGAGATAAAAGAACATCAGCAAAGATAATTAAAGATATTCTCGTTAAAGCAGAAGTCTATTTTGGGGGGAATTCCGTTGATTCTTGAACCAGCACAATTTAGAACTGATAATATCTTTTATTTGCCGGACGTTGTTGAGAATCCTCTTAGCGAGCAATTTGCGCAACTTTGTATTTCTAATTTTGGTATTCTCTGTAAGTATGTATTGAATACAGAAATTTTTCCATTCCAGAATTATATTCTAACATCAATGTATCATAAATCTTTTCCGTTATTAGTTGGGAGTCGTGGTCTCGGAAAATCTTTTATTTATGCCCTATATGCACTCTGCACTTCGATTGTAGATCAAGGGTCTAAAATTGTACTTGTTTCAAAAAGCTATCGGCAGTGTCTTACTGGAGATGCAGTTTTTTTTACAGAGGACGGAATAAAAAGATTCGAAGATTTGGTAAAAGGCACTGTTATTGAAGATATGGGCGGAAGAAATAAAGTTAAAAACAAATGGGTCAACGAAGAGCAGATAACTATTAAGATCACTACCAGAAACGGGTATTCAGAAGAGGGAGCTGAGGGGCATAGAGTTTTAGTCGGTGGCGAATGGAAAAAGATTGAGGGATTATCTTCTGGAGATACAATTCAGATATATTATGGTCAAGATTGTTTCGCGAAGAAGAGATGTAAATTCGATAAGTTGGAAGGACCAGAAAATACAAGAAGAAAAATGAAACAGCCAGATGTTGTTAATGAGGATATTGCATGGTTCGTAGGAAAGCTTTTTTCTAAATTCTGCGTCGTTCAGGATGTCGGACTTAAATTTCACTCGAAAGAAAGATCTTTTGTTTCTGATTTTTCAAAGATTGCCAAAAAGTATTTTAATACCAAGTCAACAATAGTCAAAAACGGCAAAAGAACAGAATGCAAAATAGACGACGATTTTATTTATAATTTTTTCAAGTGTAATGATTTCGATTTTACCGAGAGGAAGATTCCAAAATTTATACTTGAGTCAGATCGAAACATTGTTCTTGAGTTTTTAAGATCCTATTTTGAAAGTATCTGCTCTATTAAGATCAACAAAAAAACAAAAGTTCCAACTGTTGTTATCCCAGGATCTAATCTCGAAGCTCATAAATTGATTCATATGCTCTTGCTCAACTTCGGCATAATAAGCAAACTCATTATTAAAAAATCTTCTGTAAAGATAGAGATCCGAATGAAGGAAGATTGCGATAAATTTTCTTCGATTTTTGGTCTTGATACATATCACAAAGATCTATCTTCAACTGTTGGTGTTAAAATGAGAAGGACGAAGCATAGAGATTCTATCGATCTCACAGACGAACTAAGAAAGATATTTCTCGATAACGGTGTCTCATATCATACTTGGGGAGAATTTGTAAGATCAAAAAGAATCCCTATAGAGAGAGTAAAAAAAATAGCCAAAGAATACAAAATAGAAGAATTATTATCTCTATATTCTATTGAAAAAGTATTCAATGATGAAATCGTAAAAGTTGAGAATAAAAAAAATATTACACATGACATTGAAGTTGCGAATAGTTCTCGGTATTTTGCTTCTGGATTTCTGAATCACAACTCTCTTCTTATTTTCGATGAGATTATCAAAATATATAATAGAGCCCCAATATTAAGAAGAATTGCTCCAAAAAGACCTACTAAGGGAACGACGACAGCAGAACTCATTATAGGGTTATCTTCAATTAAAGCGATTCCGCTAGGTGATGGATCGAGCGTTAGAGGTATGAGAGCCACAAGGGTTCTGGTCGATGAATTCGCGAGTATAGATTATGATATTTTTCAGGTTGTTGTAAGAAACTTCGCGTCTGTTGCCGCCGATCCAGTTAAGAGAGTTAAGGTTGTCGCAAAAATACAAGAATTAAGAAGACAGGGAAAAGAAGTTCCGCCAGAATTGAGATTATCTTCAAATCAGATTTGTCTGTTTGGGACTGCTTGGTTTATGGAGAATCATTTTTATAGAACATATTCAAAATATCTTGGCATTATAAATGGTAAATATAAGGGGTCTGTTAGTAACGCTGGAAGCGATGCGGTTGGAGCAGAATATGTTGATTATACAGATTACATTGTATATCATTTGAATTTTAAAAATCTGCCACGCGGATATATGGACGAAAAACAAATAAGCCAAGCAAGATTAACGATGAGTAAAAGTTCTTTTGCAATGGAGTTGCTTTGCGAGTTTCAAGGAAATTCAGATGGATTTTTTAAGTATGCAGATTTAAGAAAATGTAACTATGAAAACTCTAATTCTGGTGATCAATTTTACGCACAGACACGATCAAATGATGGAGATGTTTGCGTTATGGGTATTGATCCTAGTTCTGGTGGGAAAGAGGCTGTTGGAGGAATTGTCATTATAAGAGTTGGGAGTGATTATAGAAAAATAATCAGAGCTATCTGTATAGAGGATTTTAATTATACTGAGGCAATAGCCATAATCAAGGGACTTTTTATGTCTTATGATGTTCGTCGCGTTGCAGTCGATGCTGGTGGTGGTGGTTGGACCATAAACAGCTATTTAAGCAATAAGGATATTATGAAAGAACAGCCAAGAATTTTCGAAGAGTCTTTATTGAAGCCTAATTGTGAGGATGGAAGATATATAATGGAGATGGTAAATTTTTCTTCGCAGTGGATATTAAAAGCGAATAATGATTTACAGGGAGATTTTCAACATAGACGGATATTATTCCCAAGACAGGGAGGAAAGTCCATTCAGATTGAAAATGCATACGAAGATATCGATACTTTAGCAAAACAGGTTATGAGTGTTCAGTTGTCATTAACTCAGTCTGGACTCGCACATTTCGACGTTCCGACATCCGTAATAAATGACGGTGAAAATAAGCGTAAGATCAAGGGGCGTAAGGACTTATATAGTGCATTGTTATTGGCAAATTATGCTGCATCTGCCGTAGAATCATCTGCCGGTATTGTTCCAAGATATGACGATAGTGATGATATAGGTGGATGGATGGAAGAATTTATTGAGCAAAAATAAAAAAAAATAAAAAAAAATAAAAATTTCGTGTATATAATAGTAGGCGGAAAATAGCCCTCCTTCTAATTCTTTAAACAAATTTAATAATGGAAACTTATGGCTATTAAAAAAGTAAGTAAAAAAGAAGGAAAAGCTATTGTAAAAACTTCGGATGTTAATGTTACATCTGGACCACTCGAATTAGAGGCCGCTACAGAAGATATTCTTAAATTTGCGAGAGCGAATCTCAAAAGAGATATTCATACAGAGGGAATAAATTCTGGCGAATATAAGATTAAGTACGAAAATGTCGATCAGTATATTTTAAGCATGTTAAAAGCTTCGCAAGAGATGTATTCAAGCGTTTCTTTTATGAAAAATATCGTAGATATGCTCGGCGATTTTTCTGCGAACGGTATAGAATTCGTACATAAAAGCAATAGCATTCAAAGATTCTATGATATGTGGAGTCAGAAGGTTTCAAGCACATCTCGAACAAATACATTTTTGACAGAATTTTATAAAACTTCAAATGTTATTATTTATAGAGTTCTTGGTGATATGGACACTATCATACAGGGTTCAAAACGGCAAGTGCAAATCCCTATTGGTTATAGATCTATAAACCCAAGAGCTGTTGATATTGAAGGTGACGACATTCTCGGTAATAGAGAATATTATTTAAAAAACGCCTCATTAAAAGGAAGTTCTTATTCAAGAAAATACGCATCAAACGAATCAACAGACAAAGAGTTTGCTAGATACCTCGGATCTAAAGTAGATAAAGATGGTAGAAAAAAGATAGAGACTGAAAAAGTTTTTATTATGCAATACAAAAAGAGCGATTGGAATAGATGGGCGATTCCGATGATATATCCGTCAATTCATGATGTGAATTTCAAGTTAAAGCTTCGTGAAATGGATAAGGCGGCTATGGATTCAGTTATAAATGTAATTACTTTATTCAAAATTGGGTCTGATGAATTTCCGGCGACAAGAAAGCTATTCAAAAAACTTGCTGCTGTTATTAGTGGTAGTTCTCCATCCCTTAATGTTATGTGGGATAACAATTTAGAAGTTGAAAATATACACTTACCGGTAAAAGATATTCTTGGATCTGAAAAATATGAGAGTGTTAATGCTGATATTTTGTCGGGTCTTGGGGTTCCAGAAATTTTGGTCAATGGCGATGGTTCTAATTTTAGTAATTCGTTTCTTCAAGTCAAAACTGTTGCAGAGAAAATCAAGACGGGACAAGAAAACGCGATAGAATTTTGGACAAAAGAGACAAGATATGTAGCCGATACGCTTGGATTTAGAACATATCCAGAAGTCAGAATTGATACAATATCACTCAGAGATGAAGCCCAAGAGAAAAAGCTTATCAAAGATATGCTTGATCGCGGAGCTCTCAGCATGGAAACATCATTGAAACATATCGGAGAAAATATAGATGTTGAAGTTGAAAGAATTAAGAGAGAGAATAAGCTGGAAGAGGATGGAACTATAACTAAGAGAGGTCCATTCAAAAGAGATGACGATGCACTTGGAGAGCCGGGGTCTGGTCGTCCTCTTGGAGATACCAAAAAGCAAGAAATTGAGAGAGAGACAAAGCCTACCGGAATGGATATAGCCAATCGGTTAGAAAACGCACCAGAAGAGCTTAATAAACTAGTGAGCGATACAATTAAAAATAGCATAGCCGAATATAAAGAAAAGACCGGCAAGGCCCCTGGGCCAGTAGCCGTTAAAGGTATAGAGGATAAGGCTTGGGCTTCTTGTGTCAGTTCCCTTATGACAGAGTTTGCGGAAATGTCCGGCGACCAAAAATAACTTTTCTGCAAGGATGTGTACATTATGAATAGAAAAAAATTCGACCCAGCCGATTATAAGTACAAAATACATTTAACTGCCAAGGCGGAGATCTCTAAAGATATCCCCAAAAATAAAGCGAAGGCATTTGAGGATTATCGAGATCAATATACGATAGATAATATCCCAAGTCTTGTCCGCGAAAAACAGTTCGACCTTCTTTATTTTGACGCAATTCACGTTACATCTGGCGCGAATTTGAATGATGACGTTTTTTTGCCGACAGAATTATATCCTGCGATAGACACAATCCCATCAAAACCAGTCAACAATGAGCATGATAAGAGATTTATTATTGGGTCAATGTATTCTGCTGAGTTCGTTAATGAGAATATGTCATATTTGTCAAATGACGATATTGCAGAAATGATAGAGAAAAAAGGGGAAGATTCATTTTTTCATATTCTATCTAGTGGAGTTCTTTATAAGTATGTATACCCAGAAATAATAGATGATATTGTCGAAGGCGCGAAAAAGGGAACAAAATTCGTCTCAATGGAATGTTATTTCGCAGATTTTGATTTCCTTTATGGTGAAGAGATTATCAAAAGAACAGAAGCAACAGATTTCCTCGTTCAATATCTTAGGTGCTTCGGCGGATCTGGTATATTTAATGGCAAAACAGTTAAAAGAGTTCTTCGTAACATATTCTTCAGTGGTCAGGGAATTGTTGATGAGCCAGGAAATAAAGATAGTTTTATTCTCACTGTTGCCAGTAATGGGTTGCAGGAATATGTCAAACATTCTATCCCAACAATGAAAGCTGTTGCAGTAAACGGCGAAATAATTACCGCTACAATATTCGAGGAAAAGGTTTTTGCGGAAACTCAGTCTGCGATCGTAGACCCATTTATGGTTTCTTACGAAGAAGAATATTATAAAAAAATAGAAACAAAAAACATTACAGAGAATTCATCTGTTGCATGGATCAATAGCAAAAACGTTATAGTGGATGTCATAAAAAATAAGCCTGGATATAAAAAACTTATGTCAGATCAAAAGGCGAAAACTCTTTTTTGCGCTGATTCATCTTTCTTCGATAAATATAAAATCAAGGCTGGCAACATTATAGATTTAAAAATAAATAAAAAAAATATAGAAAAATATCTTAAAAATGAAAAAAGTCGTGTATATAATAGTAAAGCAAAAAATAATTTTAATAAATTGGAGGTGAATAGCATGGATGTTGAAAAACTGACAACTGAAAACAAAGAGCTTAGAAGTGAGATTGAAGCATTGAAAAGCTCTGAAGCAGTTAAGGCTGTTGAGGCAATTAAGGCTGAATTGGTTGAAGCTAATGTCGCTACAGATAAGGCGATTGAAGATCTCAGTGTAAAGGCTGAAGAGATCAAAACAATCAATGTTGAAAAAAGCGCACTCGAAGACGCTGCGAAAACTTTCGATGCAGATATTGAAACATTGAAGACTCAGAACGAAGAGCTGACTGCTAAAATTGAAGAGGCAGAAAAGGAAAAGGTTGATGCAGAACGGGCTGTCATTGTAGACAAGTATGATATTTCTGAGGATCAGGCAAAAGTGATCACAGAAGAAATCGCTACACTTGATTATAAAGACAAAGACGCATTTGATAAACTCGTTGCTCGATATGATGCATTGCTTCCTTTGAAGAGCGAAGCTAGTGATGAAGACAGCGAAGACGCAGATGCAGATACCGACGCAGACGCTGATACAGATGCAGATGCAGACGCAGATACCGATGCAGATACCGACGCAGACGCTGATGTAGATATCGATGCAGACGCAGATACCGACGCAGATGCTGCAACTGCTGCATTAAATAAGGCTTCTGCAAAGAAGGACAAAGAAGACGATAAACTTTTAACGGAAAATGAAAAGGCTATCGCTGGTCTCAAAAAGGCTTTCTTTGAAAAGAAATAAGGCTTCTTTCAGAAGAAATAGGCTTCTTTTAGAAGAGTTCAAGCTTTTTGGCGAAATAATAGAGATTGAAATAAAAACAATTTAAACAAAATACAATTTAAATAGAACAATCGGAGGGTTTTAAAATGGCACTTAAAGGTGATAGAACCGTAACTGCAACAGAGATGAAATTTGTTGCTGCAAGTCTTGCTATGACTGCTGGTGGAATTGTTAGTGTTAATACTGCTGCATCTGGCAATGAAACTTCTGTTTCTTATGCTGTAAATCCAAGTGGTGCAAAGCCAGTTGGCGTTCTTGTTGTTAATGTTGGTGATCATGACTGGACAGCACGGCCTCGTTTTACTGATAAGTCTGATGTTGCTTTTGGTGAACAGCTCGGTCTTATTACTATTGGTCAAGTTCGTACCAATATGGTTGATCCTGCAATTACGGCAACGGTTGGTGAAGTTGCTTATCTTGCGGCTTCTGGTCTGGTTAGTAATGTTCAGGCATCTGGAGCATTGGAAGTTGGTCAGTTTATGTCAGAGCCAGATTCTGATTCGTATTACTATGTTGATATTCGTCTGTAAACAATAAAAATGTATGTAGTTAAAATTTCTGTATTTTGTAACTAAAATTTCTGCAATATAATATTGCGTTGGAAATTACTAAGGAGAATCAAAATGATTAAGTTAAAAGATCTTGATAGTGCTGCGAAGGACCTTATCAAGAAAACTGGAGATTCAGATCCAAAAGTTTCGGCAGAAGCAATGGCAATGTTCACAGAAGCAGTTGTTAGCGAACCAGTAGAGCGCGCTGTTTTTGATGGCGATAATGTTAATGGAATTTTTGAGCCGATTGATGCTACAGAAGAGAACGGTTCTGTTCCTTTTCCTAAAGATCCGATTGCTACGGGTACAGAAGACGACTACGCGGCTTATACTATGCCCGAAAGTGGTGCGGCTGTTCCTCTGAGACACGTTGATGGGGATGAAACTTGGGTTACGACCTATCGTGTTGCTAATTCGATCGATTGGAATCTTAGTTATGCTAGAAACTCTCGTCTCGATGTTATTTCTCGTCTTCTGGATGTTTATGAAGCCGGATTTACCAAAAAGAACAATGACGATGGTTGGACGGTTATTCTTGCTGCGGCTGGCGGAAAAGGCACTATGTATTCCGATACCGCTGCTTCAGTTGGTGTTTTCACGAAGAAAGCTTTTAATATGATGAAGATTGGCGCACAACGCTCCGGCGGAAATGCTACAAGTCTTTGGAATTTTGATGTAACAGATCTTTATATCAGTCCTGAAGCTATGGGCGATGTAAGAAACTGGACATTAAGCTCTGGTGATATAGATGAAACAACCATGCGCGATATTTTTGTGAATGATGGTCTTGCAAAACTGTACGGCGCTATTGTTCATATTTATCCAGAATTCGGTGTTGGTCAGCCATATCAGGTTAAGTATGATGCATTAGCTTCTAAGACATCGATGACCGGTAGCGACGAAGAGATCTTTGTTGGTCTTGATCTCGATCCTCGGAAACGAGCAACAACCTTTGTGCAGCCTTTCTCTGAAATGTTAAGCACGTATGATGATCCGACACTGCATAGAAGTGGCAAAGCCGGAGTTTATGGTTGGACACATGTTGGAAGCGCAGTACTAGATTCACGCGCGACTTTCGTAGGTTCTTTCTAAACAAACATCAGTAGAAATAAATATTAGGAATTTAAGGTCTGAGGTTTTGAATCTCAGACCTTTTTTCTTTTTAAGGCAATTTTTTGATTTTATAGCCATTTTCTGTATTTTTTCGTGTATATAATAGTAGGGAAAAATATAATTTGATTCAACTTTCAAAGGAGTACAATTATGTCAGACGGCTATGAAGGCGAATATTCCAATCCGGCAGTTGCACTAACAAACTCTACAAGCGGAAGTTCTGCAAGTTTATCTGTTACAGTTCCTGCTAGTGCTAGAGAACGATATGGCATTTTGGCGTTTTCTGGGTATGCTGAAGTGGAAAATTTTAAGATCACGATAAGTATTGGTGGGGTTGTTGTTTGGACTCATTTTGGTACTGCTGCATCTACATCTGGAGCGACTTTTTCTGATCCAAAAATAATTCATACATCCGAGAATGAAGCTCTTGTTGTAACAGTAACACCAGCTTCAGGCGATGCGTGTGGAATTAACCTGTCTTATAGAAAATTTTAATTATATATTAAAATAAAAATTTCAAATGTAAATTCATTCAATCTTATTCTTGGAATCAACTATGCCCTGCAAATTATTGATTAAGATGACAGACAACACACTAGAAGACCTTGAGAAAAGTGCCATTTCATGCTATAAGCGTGGTGATGTGGTATTGGTCGCGGAAATCGCCGATGAGATTGGTAGCGGAATTGGGTTGCCTGGATGGGGAATCATAACAATTACGGACGCGACTAAAAGCGAAGTCATAACAGCATTTTCTCGAATAGAAAAATCGTGGACAATAGATTTAGATTGGACTCTCGATAGTCACAATGCGGTCTTGGATAAATATGAAGCGACGTTATTTAGTGAATCCGATCACTCATCTTCAGATTTGGGCAACCTGACATTAGGCATGGTAGATACATTCTTGAGTAAATGGAATGTACAAATTGGTTCGAATACTACCAATTCTGTTTCTATCCATTTTTATATCTCTAATAATATTTATAAATCAGAGAGTATCCTTTTCAGCAAAGCCTTCTGGAATGCAGATGTTTCAAATATTATATTTAGTGAGAATTCTTACAATCCTGATACTGGAACACACATCATTGATCTCGATTATTCAAATACAAACATAAAACCCCTTGCTGTGGTAAGAAAGATAGAGGAAGTCGGCGGCACAGTCATGGCAAGTGTCACCGGAGGCGTTCGGTTTATTATTAACCGCAATATAGTCACATCGGCACTAAAAGATTCACTTATAGAGGCAGTAAAAACATTAAACTCTGTCCGACGTCGGCGTATGTATTTCCAAGAGTCAGATTTAATTATATTAGAAAATAATCAAGGGACTATTTCTGTTAATAAAGTAACTCTTGCTAATAAAATACAAGATAAGATAACATAATAAAATAAAAGGTAGAACATCATGGCCGTAGAACAACCAATAGGATCTGACGCGCTAAATAACCCAGATCATTCTGTAGCACATAGAGTTATTGCTGTTGATAATTCTGCTCCGGCAAAATCTGTTTCTGTTGATTCTGCTGGTAATATAAGACGCGGGGATGTTGATAGCGGAAATTACGGCAACATAGATACAACCGGAAGGTCGAGGCTTAAAGGTACATCTGTAGAGTGGGATGATCTTAGAGTTGTTCCTGGGGCGTTTCAGTTTGTTGGTGCTGGAGATCCTACAATTTCTGATTGGCAGCCAGCAGGAACCGGTACAACTTTCAAGGTTTATAAATTTGTGAATGACGATGAAGCATTTTTTACTTGTCAGTTGCCCCACACCTATAAAGAAGGAACTAATTTAAGACCACACATCCATTGGACTCCATGCGATAGAGGCAATGAGGAAAGCGGAAATACGGTAGCGTGGAAATTAGACTATTCTTTTGGCTCGATTCATGGTGTTTTTCCAACTGCATCAGGTATTGATATGACACAAGCTTGCACTGGAATAGACGACTATCATGAGTTAGCTGGAACTGTTGCTGGCGCAGAAATAGATGGAAGTGGAGGCGGAATATCTTCAATGCTCGTTTGTAGGCTATATAGAGATTCTGACGCGGAAGATACTTGGGCTGGAGTAACGGCGGCGCAAAGTCCTGCATTGTTAGAGTTTGATATTCACTTTCAAATTGATTCTTTAGGGAGTGAAGCTGAATTGTCGAAGGCTTAACTTGGGGGATCGATAGTGGCAATTAAAACATACGCAGATTCAACAGTAACGTATGGCGATATTGATATTTCATATAACGGCGAGGTTCCGAATATGGCAACAGAATTTATATGTACACTAAAATCATCTGGCGGCGATTATACGACACCCGCAGCTTGGGATGCGGCCAATGGGTCAAATATAACTGATACTATAGGCACAACATTAGTGTTTTCCCATGGTGGCATCATTGGTGCCATGAACGATGGTGTTGCTGTAGTTGGTCAAACATCTGGCGCTACCGGTACGCTTACTCACGCTACTGGCACTCAGTGTATGATCAAGTGGATAACGGGTACGTTTCAATCTGGCGAGCAAGTATATGTTACAGAAAATACTCATTACGTCATGACATCAAACGTTGGCGATTCAGCTATTGCCGTATTGGAGGGTTACAAGGATGGCTGGGAAACAACACCATTAGACGGTGAAGTAAATTTTGATGGATGGACAACAAATGCCGTAAATCGTATTATATTCAGATCCGCTTCTGGAAATGCTCATAGTGGACAATTAAAATCAGGCTCGACATATCTTGGTTTTACCATTAAGAATACCGGCTTTAATAATACGGCTATTATCAATAGCGAAGATAATACCGAAATAACTGATATTGCTATTGAAATGGCTGGTGGTGGAACGTCAGTAGCTCTTAGTTTGCCGAAAATGGCTACAGCCAGCGACATATTGGTATATAATGCCACCATTGGGGTAAAGGCAGCCGCCTCAGCAGGCGCTAAGATTATCCTCAATAACTGCATTGCCTATGATTGTGCTTCTGGATTTTATTTAGGGTACTCAGGTCCTATCTATGCTTATTATTGCCAAGCCAACGATTGTACTGTGCGTGGATTTGGTATTGACGAAGGTAATAGCGGCAGTATTGTTAAGCTAAAGAATTGTATTGGTTCTGGCAATTTAGTTGA